TCAAGATAGACTACGTGTTGCCGATTCACTTCAGAACGAAGTGCTCAAGTATCGTGCAAAGTACGATAGTTTGGTTATGATTGGTCGTGGTATGGATAGTGTGATTACAGAACAGCGGAGAGAGTTGGACTCTCTCAAACGAAATCCACCAATACCTGTCAAACCAGAACCACCAACTGTAAAACCAAAAGATGTCAAATCTGCACTGCAGATTTTCGACTCAATCAAATAGGAGGATACATGAGATGGATATTACCAATTTTGTTTTTGCTTGCCATTACTTCATCATTTGGGCAAAAGAAAGACTCCATAACCTGTTTACCAAATAAAGACATTATCCGTGTTGCAAACGGTATTCAGTTACTTAGAGATACTATCAGTATTCAACGTACTGAGATTACAAACTTGAACCTCACACTCGAGTGGTCGGAATCAATTAGAATACAACAGGATAGATTGCTGGGTAGTTATCAGACACGTGTAATAAATTTTCAAGAACAATTGACTGCAAAAAACGGTGAGGTAAGCGACCTTACACGTGCTAATAAAGAATTACGTGATGTCATTGATGAGTTGAAACCGAAATGGTATGACAATAAATGGTTATGGTTCGGTGGGGGTGCAACAGTTGTAGCTGTTTTTGTTGGGTTGATTAGATGAGTGTACAGAACAAATCTATTCGTGACATAATCAAAGAAGAGTATGTAAAGTGTGCCGCTAATCCGGTGTACTTTATGAAGAAGTATGCCAAGATTCAACACCCTGTCCGTGGTAAAATTCTATTTGAACTATGGAACTTTCAGGAAGATGTTCTACGTGATTTTCAAGATAACCGATACAATATCTGTTTGAAATCACGTCAGTTGGGTATTTCTACTCTTATTGCCGGTTATTCTCTTTGGTTGATGTTGTTTCAAACAGACCAAAACATTCTCGTTATTGCAACTAAACAAGAAACTGCGAAGAATCTCGTAACGAAGGTTAGAGTTATGTATGATAATCTCCCATCGTGGTTGAAGACCTCTGTGGTAGAAGATAACAAACTCTCACTTCGTTTCAAGAATGGTTCGCAGATAAAAGCTGTTTCAGCGGCAGCAGATGCTGCTCGTTCAGAAGCTCTTTCACTTCTCATCATTGACGAGGCGGCGTTCATCGATAACATCGAGGAAATTTGGGCTTCTGCACAGTCTACAATCAACACTGGTGGTTCTGCAATTATCAACTCGACTCCTAACGGGGTTGGTAATTTTTATCACAAACAGTGGGTCAATGCAAAGACATCAAAGAGTGCTTTCAATCCAATCTTCCTTCACTGGACGGTTCACCCTGAACGTGACCAATCTTGGAGAGACCAACAAGACATCATTCTTGGACCAGCACTTGCTGCTCAAGAGTGTGATGGTGACTTCCTTTCATCGGGTCAATCTGTTGTTGATGGTAACACAATCGACTGGTATCAAAAGACATATATTTGTGAACCAAGAGAGAAGCGAGGTGCCGAAGGTGCCCTTTGGATATGGGATGACCCCGACCCAAATAAGACTTACATGATATGTGCTGACGTTGCTCGTGGTGATGGTAAGGATTATTCTGCGTTTCATATTATGGATATTGAAAACATCGAACAGGTTGCAGAGTATCGTGGTAAGTTGGATACAAAGTCATACGGAAATCTTCTTGTATCACTTGCAACTGAATATAATGATGCCCTACTTGTAGTTGAAAATGCAAACATCGGGTGGGCGGTAATCCAACAGATAATTGACCGTGGTTATCCAAACCTTTACTACACGTACAAGGAAGACGGTTATACAGACCCATCGGTTCATATACCAAAGGGATATGACCTCAAAGATAAATCACAAATGGTGCCGGGATTCTCAATGACATCAAAGACAAGACCACTCGTGGTATCAAAGTATGAGATGTACTTCAGAGAACGTGCACCCGTTATCAAGTCAAATCGTTTAGCGGAAGAAATGTTCGTATTCGTGTGGTCTGGTGGTAGAGCCGAAGCTCAAACAGGATACAATGATGACTTGGTTATGTCATTTGCTATGGGACTTTGGATTCGTGATACCGCATTGAAGTTACGTCAAGAAGGTATGATGAGAACAAAGATGGCGCTGGATTATATGAGAAAAACAACATCAATTGTGAGTACAACAAACATGAGAAGTCCCCTAAAAGATTCTGGTTGGACAATGGATGTTGGTGACAAGAAACCGAACGAAGACCTGACTTGGTTACTCTAAAAATGGTGTTATACTAATCTAACCCATATTTATATCTATGGACTAATACACTAACCAAACAGGTGATAAATGGCACAGAAATCCTTATTTGATAGACTGAAAACACTTTTCTCTACGAACGTCGTGGTGAGAAATGTTGGGGGTAAGAAACTCAAAGTAGTTGATACCGCTCGCTATCAAGCAGATGGAAATCCACACACATCAAAAGTTATTGACCGTTATGGGAGATTACACGGAACTCGTGGAACTCCTATTTCTGTTTACAACCAATATAACTCGTTCTCTGCAACAAAGATTGACCTTTACACAGACTACGAGGCAATGGACACAGACGCAATCGTATCATCGGCACTTGATATTTACGCCGACGAATCTACACTAAAAAATGACACGGGTGATGTTCTCTCAATTCGTTCAGATAACGATAACATCCGAAAGATTCTACACAATCTCTTCTATGATATTTTGAACATCGAGTACAATCTCTGGCCGTGGATTCGTAATCTTTGTAAGTATGGAGACCATTATCTTTACCTTGACGTAAAAGATGAGGTTGGTATCACAAACGTAGTTCCACTTTCACCGTATGAAATGCAACGTGATGAAGGAACAGACCCCGATCACATTTATATGACCAAGTTTATTTATGAAGGCCCACTCGGTAAAGGTGAATTTCAGAACTATGAAATTGCTCACTTCCGTCTTTTAGGTGACACAAACTTCCTTCCTTATGGTAAGTCAATGTTGGAAGGTGCTCGTAAACTTTACAAGCAACTTGTTCTTATGGAAGACGCCATGTTGATTCACCGTATCATGCGAGCGCCTGAAAAGAGAATCTTCAAGATTGATATTGGTAACATTCCACCAGCAGAAGTTGACCAGTATATGCAGAACGTCATGAATGCAATGAAGAAGACACCTGTGATGGATGAGAGAACTGGTGAGTACAACCTTCGTTACAATATGCAAAATCTCCTTGAGGACTTTTATCTTCCTGTTCGTGGTGGTCAAGCCGGAACTGCAATCGAAACACTTGCCGGACTTCAGTATCAGGCAATTGAAGACGTTGAGTATCTAAAGGGTAAGATATTTGCTGCTCTCAAAGTTCCAAAGGCATATCTTGGATTTGATGAATCACTTGAAGGTAAGGCAACACTTGCAACACTTGATATTCGTTTTGCAAGAACGATTGAAAGAGTCCAACGTATCGTTATTTCTGAGTTGACAAAGATTGCTATAGTTCACTTGTATGCACAAGGGTATGAGAACGCAGACCTTGTTGATTTTGAACTTTCTCTCACAGGCCCGTCTATCATCTATGAACAAGAGAAGATTGCTCTTTGGAAAGAACGAGTAGATCTTGCCGGTAACCTGATAGACAAGAAGTTGTTCTCTATGAAGTACATCTATTCAAACATCTTCAATCTTTCAGAGGATGAAGCTGAATTTGAAAAGAATGAAATCATCGAAGACATCAAGCATCAGTTCCGTCAGAAACAAATTGAAAGTGAAGGAAATGATCCAAAGATCACGAAGGAATCATTCGGAACTCCACATGATTTGGCATCTATGAATATTTATGGTGGTAAGAAACCACAACAAATCAATGACGTAGAAGTTCCTGAAGGTGGATGGCCAGGCGCTGGTAGACCTCGAGAAGGTGGTTCTACTTATGGAACAGACGCTAGTTCTTTTGGTCGTGACCCACTTGGTAAAAAGGATGTTGGTAAAACACTTGATGTGAATCTTTCACCGAAACATAACTATAAAGGTAACTCACCACTTTCAAATGAATCGGTAAAACGTGAAGGATTGACACGGGAACTTTCAAATATGTTAGACCTGATGTCAACCGGTAAAATGAAAACGAAGAGTATTATTTCTGAAAGTTTGAGACCAGCACACGAACAAGAAAAGACATTACCGAATCTACTTGACGAATCGAATTTGTTGGATGAAATTTGAGTTTAGGTCATATTTATCTTATGAGTAATATATTACGGGTAACCTAAGGATGAAAAAGATAAAACATTCAAAATACAGAAACACTGGGATGCTATTTGAACTACTAACACGTCAAATAACATCTGACATCATATCCGGCACGGACTCTATCGCCACGGGTATCTTGAAGAAATTTTTCAACAAGAACACCGAGATGATAAAGGAGTATCGTTTATACAAGACTCTCTGTGAGGAGAAGATGCCAAGTGAAACAAAGTCACAGATGCTTATTGAGGCGGTCCTTACTGCAAGGAAGAAAATCAATAAGAAGAAGTTGAATGAAGAAAAGTATGCCCTCATAAAGGCAATCACTGAGAACTTTGACATCAATGCTTTCTTTCAAACGAAAGTTGGTAACTACAAACTACTGGCATCAGTCTACAAGATATTTGAATATACGGAACTTGACAGTCCCGTAGAAATTACTCGTTCCAAAATGACAATCATGGAAACTATGGTCTCAGATTCGAAAAAGGAAATTATCGAAGAGACTGTAGAACTCAAACACGAACCTAAAGAAATTCGACTAATGTCTTACAAGATTCTCGTCGAGAAGTTCAACAAGAAATATGGTGAACTTTCAACTGAGCAGAAGAGTCTATTACGTGAGTACATCGGTAATGTTAGTAACACAAACAACTTGAAGTCATTTGTTCAAGAAGAGGCAAGTAAAATGCGTGATATACTTGAAGACAAAATCAAGCGTATCAAAGACAAGACACTTCGTATCAAGATTGCAGAAGTCTCTGACCTTCTGAATCAGTATCAGACACTAAAGACTCTTGATGAAAGTCACATTTCTGCACTTCTACGATATTATGATTTAGTACAAGACTTGAAGGAGATGAAGTAATGGCATCTGTTGAAACACATCCGTATGACTATTCCGACTCACAATACAATGATTTTCAGAAAAAAGGACATCCCGGTCGTTATCTGAAATCAATCAGATGTGATGCTGGAACAACAACATTTACTGGATCGAATTTTGGTGCTGGTGGTATTATTGTGCCGAATGGTTCAACAGGAACCGCATCTTTTTCAGGCGGAGGAACTGTACCACTTGCTTCGTTGTCAGCAAATAACCCGAATCTCTATGAGTTTTCTTTAGAGAGTGTGAAGGTTGACAGTGGGACGGTTTATGTGCTTATCAAGAATACTACTATTTGGTAATGGATATGAATGTTGAACAATTTATACGTCAATTGAAAGAATCTGAGTCATACAAAAAGTTCAAAGATGAAATGAACGAAATGAATGTGACTAGCATGGTTGCCGGTTATGAAACACCAAAGGCATTTTCACCTCAGGGTGGTGAAGCTAAAGAAGAATTTGATGCTCAAACAAAAGATAACGCCGAGCAGTTTGGATACAAAATTGTTCCAAAACAAAAGAGACGTAACTCTATATCACATGACCAACTTGTAAAACAGGAATCCACATATAAGCAAGCTATGGACGTTTTACATGAGGCATCGTATAAAGAGTATCGTGGTGACAAAACAAAAACAACTAGTGAAAAAATAAACACATCTATCAAAGAATTGAATCAAGCACTTCTACGTGTAGAACGTGCAGTTGGTCATGCTCTTCGTCTGAAGACTGAGATGGCAGTTGACCAAAGAACACTTTGGCGTTCATCACACTCACGGCTTCACAAGATTGGTGAAAGACTAAACAGAATTGGTAAGAAGATAAACGAATTGGGTGCATAAAATGAAACAACTACTTGTAGATACAATGCTTTTTTCGGCGGCTCCACAACAACTGAACGAATCTTCAGACAATGGTGGTAAGCTTATCGTTACGGGTGTTCTTCAGCGTGCAGAGGCAAAGAATCAAAATGGACGTGTTTATCCAAAGAAGATTCTTATGCGTGAAGTTGCTAATTACAAGAAGGTTCAAATCAAAGAAAATCGCGCTCTCGGTGAGTTAGACCATCCGGATTCTTCTGTTATCAATCTTCGTAATGTATGTCACAACGTCCTTGATGTAAATTGGGAGGGTGATGACGTTGTTGGTAAAGTAGAGATACTTCCAACACCGTCGGGTAACATTCTAAAGAACCTACTTCAGGCAGGAATCCGTCTCGGTATTTCATCCCGTGGTATGGGTTCAGTAAAAGAGATAAATGAAACAACAGTTGAAGTTCAAGATGACTTTGAGTTGATTGGTTGGGACTTCGTGTCAAACCCATCTACTCACGGGGCATTTATGTACCCTGCCGGTGGTGGTCAAGTTGTTGGTGAAGGTCTTATCAAAGAAGGTGTTGACCTC